TAATATATTTCTAAATTTCTAAAATGTTCATTTTTATAATTACGAATCCTACCACTTCGCTTACTATCTTGTGCGGCATTATATTCATTACACAATTTACATATTTTACTAGGCTTGTTAAAACGAGTTTTGAATTGTTCATAATCTTTTCCACAGTTTACGCACAATTGTTTGACAGAGTTAGGTATATTTTTTAATGCATTATGTAATTCAACACGCTCTTGCCGAACATTCTTTTCCTTAGAATATGATTTTTCTCTGCATATGTCACACGTTGTATAACCTTCCTTACATACAGCAAAGCATCCTCTATCTATATCACAGTATCGGATACCTTTCTCTTTCTCTTCATCGCGATATGTATCTCTGCTGTGTTTCTTACAATACTTATCACCTGTAGTTTTGAATTTACATCCTTCATGACCGCACTCCTTAGTCTTTTTACATATCCGCTTTTTACAATCATCACATGATCCTTTCTCTATAAGAATAGCATCGCAGCCGCGAAAGAAGAACCTGCAAGGAATCTTACCATCTTTTAATAGTTGTTCATGCTGAAAGTTACGTTGATGTCGTCCACAGTATTCATTATCGGATGGTAGGAATTGGCAAGAAAGTCCCTTCCTGGAACCTTCTAAGACTATAGCTTTGCATGTCTCCATTTATTAAATGCTGACATTAGAAAATTTGTTTTTATCAATTTTGATGTTATTTGATTTTCCAAAAATACGTGCGATTTTATTTTCCATATGGGAAATCCAATATAAAAATATAAAAAGCCGCAACGTTTAGTTGGAATAGGCCAACCCACCCATACCAGACATAATGCGGAGCACGTTGTAGTTGACGGCGTAGATGCGGACCTGCGCCGTGTTGTACGTGTTGACCGTGTTGTTGGTGAGCGTGAGCAGCAGCGTCGCGTTATCAATACGCGAGAAGTTGCAGCTGCCGGACGGCTGGTGCTCCTCGGGCTTGAGCGCGAACGAGTACACGTTGATGCCCACGGCGGGGATGTTCGTGTGGTGCTGGTAAGGCTGGACCAAGTTGAAGTACTTGCCCTCGCGCTCCGAGAAACGATCGTGACCGTTGAGCTGGATCTTGGCGACAACCGTCGGGTTGTAGCCCGCCATGCCCTCCACGCGCGTGACGGAGTAGCCGGACTCCAGCACCGACCGGTCCCACCAGTCGGAGTAGTTGAACGGCTGCTGACCCTTCCAGGGGTTGACGACCGTGGGGTCGCACGAGACGAACGAGTCGCGCTGGACAACCCACACCAGCTCCTTCGTGGGGTGGTTGAAGTTCATCTTGATCTTGTTGGACGACGACGTGACCGACTCGCCACCCGTGAACTGCAGCTGCTCAATCAGGTACTCGTGCGAGACCTGGGCAAAGCGGCGGCGCTCATCCGTGTCCAGGTAGATGTAGTCAACGTACAGCGACGCCGACACCAGGCCAGCCGCCGCAACGCGCTGCTGGATGGGGTAAGACGTGTTCTGGACCGACACGCCACCGACCGTGGACGTGGCGTAGTCCCACTCCAGGTTCTGGAGGGGGTTGAACTCGAGCCAGATCTTGACCTCGTGGTACTGCAGCGCAATGAGCGGCAGCGCCAGACCAGGGTTGCGGTTGAACCAGAACTGGAAGGGGATGTACAGCGTGTACTCCGGCGCGCAGTTGCGCACCTCCTGGGAGGCGTGGGGCTCGCCCGTGCCGCACGCGTTGTCGCAGCCCTCACCGCCCTGGACGAGCAGGTTCGTCAGCTGCGGCACGTTGCCAACCATCTCCGCATAGCCGGCCTGGAGACCCGGCTGCTGCGTCAGCTCGTTCCAGATCTGGAGCCAGTCGCCGTAGTGCTTGTCAATCTGCTGACCGCCGATCTCCACGTAGACGTTGTTGATGAGGTTGTGTCCAACCCAGTTGAGCCAGCGGAACTGCGCACCCGAGCCGTCCGACGCCTGGAGCGTGACCTGGGGGAGCGTGCACTGGAGGTACACGCGGTGGATTAGATCGCCGTTGCGGCTGATCGTGCACTGCACCTTCTTGCCGAAGTTCGCCGAGCCGTTGAACGTCTGCTCAATGGACTCCATGGCGAAGTTCGTGTGGCGACGGTAGACCACCTTGAAGAAGGTAATCTGCGGGTTGCCCGTTAGGTAGATATCCTGAGCGCCGTAGGCGACGAGCTGCATTAGACCACCGGATCCCATAGTTGTTTATACCTGAGCCCGAGAAAATAATTTTGGGCTCCGGGAGGTTTTTTGTTAAGAATTCCCGCCCGCATGGACTCTTGTGGGTCCTACGGTCTAAACCTTCATATTTACTTTTCTTAGTATAAGTGGTACCATGTCCCAACCCTTATCGTTAGACAACCTATTGAAGCCAATGGGTGAAAACGAGCCCGCCGCTCCCCGAATACCTAAGACGCTTGAACCGGCAAAAACGTTAGAATCTTTCCATACACAACAAATTCACAAGATTCGCGAGGAGAAGAATAATCTTCCGAAACTGCGTTCAGAACTTGCCGAAAAGAAGGAAAAACTTGCCGCCGTTGAGCGCCAATTTATGGAGCCAAGCGCGTTAACCAACGCAAACGACGTATTAGTCCTGGCATCCCGACAAAAATTAGAAGAAGATGTTATCGCCCTTGAAAAAGCGATTCAAAAACTGGAAGACGGTACCGCCGAAGCCGATTACTTTTTACGTGTCGGCGATATTCTATTTTCCTACAGCGACGCCCAAGAACGTATCGCCGGCGGCGAAAAGCCCATAGAAGCGACGGCTAAGGGAAAAATGCCCGCTAATAGCGTTTATTCGTATTTTACCGCCGAGGTTGATGATAAGTCCACCAAGACGAACGATTTAATCCCTGAAGTGCGGAAAGCGTCTGCGATTACGAACACAATTGGATTTAAGCGCGATAAGGCGCTAGAGTCGTATCTGACGGCGCTCAATCCTACCGCTATCCAACACGAAAATAGCATCGCTTCGTCCATTACAGAGAACTTTGGAAATTGTGCTATTTGTGAATCTGAAATGTTATTTAATGAGACCTTTTTGGACTGCCCTCAGTGCGGATACCGTGACTATGTTCTGGTTGATTCTGAGAAGCCGTCCTATAAGGATCCGCCGCGCGAAATGTCATACTACGCCTATAAGAAAATTAATCACTTGAACGAATGGCTGGCGCAATTCCAAGCAAAAGAAACTACCGAAATATCGCCTGCTATTCTGGACCAAATCAAACAGGAACTCCGCAAGGAACGTATTACTGACATGAGCAAACTCAAGCCTTCCAAGTTGAAGGATGTAATTAAAAAGCTAAAACTGAATCGTTGTTACGATCATGTGGCACATATTTTGAATCGGCTCAACGGTATTTCGGCGCCCGTTTTGTCGCGCGAAGTAGAGGAAAAACTTCGGTATATGTTTAAGGAAATCCAATTTAGTTTCGTGAAACATTGCCCTAAGAAGCGCTCTAACTTCTTATCGTATTCGTTTGTACTTTATAAGTTCTGTGAACTGCTAGAGTTGGATGATTATTTGCCGTGTTTCCCCCTGCTCAAGAGCCGCGAGAAACTCTATATGCAGGATAAGATTTGGCAGAAAATCTGTGAAGATATGGGTTGGGAGTTTATCAGAACTGTTTAATAATATCTGTATATATTGCAATAAATTCGTGGTTATAAATTGCTAAATAAACTTCGTGAAATTTGGTAGGATACTTTTTTGCCTCTGCTATTGCAATGGCGTGTGCCTTTCTACTTGCTTCGCTACATACAGGTATTAAAACACTAATATCTGTATGTATTTGGTTTTTTACGTCCATTAGTGGATTCCTAGAGATTCATAATAACTTTTCGCGTCAGTTTGAACGGACTGGGGCTGTTTTGGCGGCTCCGTTAAAAACATATTGCTGACACCGCTAATAGGTAAAATAGCACCGTAACCTAACGTATCAATAATATACGAAAAGAGCGGTTGGTTTTCGTGGTTGGACTCAAAGATAATTGTAGGATAATTATTTTGTTTGATAGTCTGGGTGGCACCTTTGAGAACATTTAACTCATTATCTTCTACGTCCATCTTGATAAAGGTAATATTTCGGAAATTATACG